TCAAGGTCGAAGTCGACGTGTGGCGGGATGTCGAAGTACCGGCCTGTGAAGGGGTCATTGTAGCGGATACCCATTTCATCCAGTTCCCGCATGGCCCGTCTCATGGTGGCCCAGATGCTGCGGGTGTCATCCCAGGCGTAAATGAAGCCGTCCGGGGCGATGACCGATTTCTTCGTCTTGTGGTTGCAGTAGAGTTGGATCGTGCCCCGATTGATGGTGGTGTCCATGGCTGCTTGCCGTGCGCTGGGGTAGGCGTCCACCACCTCCAGGGTCAGGTCTATCTTCACCACGGGGAGCTTCTTGCAGTAGGCCTTGTTCTTTTTGGCCAGGAATGCGGCCCGTGCTCGTGCTCTCTGGCCCTCCTTTGTGCCCACCACCATGTTGGAGAGACTGACGTCTGCCGGATTGCCGTTCTTCAGGTATATGATGTAGTCGGGCGGCAGGTTCTTCAGCCAGGTCTCCGCCATCAGGCGGGTCATGGTGTGGGTGCGGTGCGTCTTGGCGTCAGGTTTGAGCGTGACCACCAAGTATGGGCCGTGGCTGGTGTTCCGAAGGCGGGGGTGCAGTTCTTTCGGCTGATCCAGGCGTTTTCCGGTGCCGTGGGCCTTGTAGGAGCGCACCCGGCCCTCCGTGCTGATCTGGTACCAGCCGTTGTATCCGGGGATGTCCCGCCAGTTCTCCACCCGGCCCTTCATCGCCAGCCGATCCTCTTGCCGCAGCGGTGGCAGTGAGAGTGGTTGATTTGGACGCGGCTGTTGCAGGCGGGGCAATGCCAGACGCCGTCTTTGTGGGTGGGCTTCCCTGGGGCCTCGTACTTCCGGTGGAGGGTCTGGTACTGCTTCGCCAGGGAATTGTAGTCCTGCAGGAAATCCAGGGTGGTCTCCAGGTCGGTGCAGCCAGCCCCGCTCAGGGCGGCGAGGATGCGGATGGCCGTCTCACAGGCGGCGACGTCGGCCTGCCAGATTTCGTTCTCCGGGTCGCTCTTGGCAAACTCCGCACTGCTTGCCCGAAGGCTTCCCAGCTGGTTGATGATGTCGTTGATGGTCATGGCTTCGCTCATGGTTCATCCCTCCAGGTTTTCAGTTCATCGGAGCGCATACCAATGGGGGTGCTAAAGCTGCTCCAGAGGACGTCCACAATGCCCCAGCTTCCCACGCCTACAACCTCTCCAATCCCATATTTCTCCGGGCGCGTTGCAAGGAGTTTCATGTCTGGTGTGAGTTCCACCTTGTCGCCAATGTTGAAATTGTTATAGGGCATGGCTTCCGTTCCTCCGTTCGATTTCGTCTGGGCTGGCCCATCCAAAGGCGACCAGGCACATATTGGCTCCCCGCACCTGGTGGTCGTAGAGGGACATCTTCACGGGGTAATCGGCGAGGGGCTTCGGGTGTGGATTCACTCGCTCGCTGTCGATGGCCTCCTGGACACGGTGGAGCTGCGACCGGCGCTGGGCGATGGCTGGGGGCAATTGTACGATACTGGCCAGCTTGTCCAGCAGTTCCATGTCTGCGGTGCCGGTGAGCAGCTGCGTCTTTCTGTCCCAGCGCATTTTGTTCCAGCTCTTGATGACCGCGAATTGGACGTTGTCTGCCTCTTTGATTAGAAGGGTGGTACCCTGAAGGGCGATCTTCATGCTGCCGCCTCCATTTCCGCAGCGCACTCCTCGAAGGCGGCGAGGACGGATCTGCTGTAATGGCTGGAGGTCGTTCCGGCGTTGAGGGCGGTTCTGGCGTTCCCAGGCCCCATGTTGTAGGCCATGTAGAGGTCGTGGTCGGTGATCCACCCGAAGCCGTACCCCTCCGAAAGCTCCCGGAGGTAGTCCAGGGCGACAGCGGCGCACTGCACTGGGTCTGTCAGGTCGGTGACGCCGAGGGCCTCCATGCGGCCTGTGTGCCAGCGGGTGTTGATCTGCATCATGCCGATGCTCACTCCGTTGTCCCCGACGGCGTCAGTGTCGAAGTGGCTTTCCGTCCTGGCGATGGCCATGATGGCGCAGAAGGTATCCGGGTCGCTGCCACAAAGCTCAAATATGGCGCTCTGCGTCTGGGCATCCAGCGGGACGCTCTCCAGGATCTTCACGGGGTCGGTGGCCTCCGGGGTCGGCTCCGGCGTGGCGGTCGGCTCTATGTAGGCGTTCTGCGTCGGCTCCGGGGTGCTGACCTCCGAGGAAGGCAAAGGAGCCGTGGGCGTCCGGCTCCTTTCACTGGCCGCACTCATAAAGACCACGCCGATGGCGATGGCTGCTACCGCTCCGGTGGTGGCCAGCCGCACGATCCGTCTCCGGCGCTGCCGCCTGCGGCGGGCTGCTCTCCGGTCGGCTATGCGCTGCCGAGCTGCCTGTGCTGCTTCGAGTGCGCCCTGTTCGATTTCCTTTTCGATGGATTCCCAGTCCATGCCGCATCCTCGCTTTCTCTCACGCATTCATTCTTTCGGTACCCTTACCCAGGTGCCGGTGGCCTTATCGCAGAGGATCAGGCCGGTCTCTGTCTCCATCACCAGGAGGTATTCTTCGGGGCGGAGGCCGTGCTTCCCGGCCAGGATCTTCTGCTTCCGGGTCAGGCGCTTCAGGTTCTTCATGCTGTCGCCGCCCTTTCCCGCTCCGCTTTCCACCGCTCGTAATCCGAGCGCACCGCCGGGTCGTTGTACGCCTGGAGGATGCTCCGAAAGGCGGCTTGTGCCAGGTTCTCTTTGATGTGCTGGGGGATCGCCCTGGTGTCGATGCTGCCGTGGGCGGTGACCAGCACCTTTGGCTCAGGTCTCATTGCGTTCCTCCTGTTAGCTCTGGGCGGCGGTCTGGTTCGGCTCCGCCTGGGCGGCGGCGATCCGCGCCTGCGCCTCCATCCCGGCAATAAAAGCGTTCGCCATGGTGATGGCCATGGAGCGGCGGTTCTCAGGCAGGGTCGCAAGGAGCGCCATCGTCCGGTCTGCGTTGTCCAGCTGGGCGGGGGTGTAGGCCTTTTCGCTTTTCATTGTGTTCGCCTCCTTTTGTTGTCTCTGCGATAAGTATAAACCGCAACGCGCTATTTGTCAATGTGTTTTTGTTGCCAATGCGATTTTTTGTTGACTTCGCGCTTTCTCCGTGGTAATATAGACGTGTAATTTAAGGGGGTGTCTTTCTTGAACGAGCGCATTAAAAAGCTCCGAAGGTCTCTTGACCTCACCCAGCAGGAATTTGCCGCTCGCATCGGCTCTGTCCAAAATACGATAACTGGGTACGAGACCGGGCGTCGTGCTCCGTCAAGCCAGGTGATCTCTCTGATCTGCAAGGAGTTTGGCGTAAACGAGAACTGGCTCCGAAATGGCGAGGGGGAGATGTTCCTGCCGTCCCCGACCTCTGAGCTTGATGCTCTTGCGGCCCGGTATCCGCAAATGACGCACGAGACCTATGTCTTCATCGAGAAACTGGTCGGCCTGCCAGAGTCCTCGCAGCGCACCATCATGAATTTCCTCCGGGAAGTGGTGGAGGGGTTTGGCGACGTGGAGCCTGGTTCTCCGGCTTTCCCTGGCCGCTCTCCGTCCGCTGCGGAGCTTCATGCCGAACTCGACCGCCAGCTGGGCGTCGAAAAAGAAGCGGGGGGCGCATCCGAAGTCTCTTAGTCTGGCGGCTTCGCCATCATAAAAAAATATGGTATGGTGAAGGGTTCCCCCGCTGAAGCCGAAAAAAAGAGGGGGGAACCAGCCGCCGTGGCTGGTTCCCCCCGTCTGTCTTTAAGGAGGTTGTGATGGGATTTCTGTCTAAGATTTTCGCCCCCTTTGGGGGTGGCACAAAGCCGGGGTTTCAGGCGTATTACAGGACGGAGTACACTTCCACCCAGCTTGAAATGCTCCAAATGGGCTACAAGGAAAATTCAGACCACGAAATCTTTATGCCGGATACGGTTTGGATTGGCCCGCGCTCTAAGGTCTATCACTCCTGTGATCGTTGCCTTGGCACCTCGTTCGGGGTCAGTGGTGGTGCCATTCCAATCCCGGAAAGCGAGGCAGTTCGCCGTGGGCTTCACCGCTGCAAAAGGTGTGAGTGGGGTAGAAGCCCAGTCCCGGCACCAAGCCGCAAGCCTCTTTCGGAGGCGAGGCCGGTCTCTCGCTGCAAGGTTGTTTTAGGGCGCGGTGGCCGATGATGGAGCGCGATTTGTCTCTTGACCGCTGCCAGGGCGACTGTGTCATCTATGCCCGCTATTCCTCCCACAACCAGCGGGATGTGTCCATCGAGCAGCAGGTGGCCGACTGCGAGGCCTATGCCCGCTCCCTGGGCCTCCGGGTGGTAAAGGTCTATGCCGACCGGGCGCTCTCCGGCATGACGGATAAGCGGCCCCAGTTTCAGACTATGCTGCGGGATGCCGCCCATCGGCGCTGGGCCTATCTGATCGTCTGGAAGATCGACCGCTTTGCCCGGAACCGATATGACTCCGCCACCTATAAGTTCCGGCTGAAGCGGTGCGGCGTCCGGGTGCTGTATGCGAAGGAGTCCATTCCAGACGGCCCGGAGGGCATCCTGCTGGAGTCCGTCCTGGAAGGCTCCGCCGAGTATTACTCCGCCAACCTGTCGCAAAATATCCGGCGGGGGATGAGGTATAATGCCATGAATTGCAAGGTGAACAGCGGCTCCATTCCGTTCGGGTACCGCAAGGGCGAGGATGGTCGCTTCGCCGTCGATCCTGGGGAGGCGGAGGTGGTGCGTGAGATCTTCCGCAAGGTGGCCGACGGCATCCCGTTCGTCGAGATCTCCAACGACTTGAATGGCCGGGGCATCCGAACAAAGCGGGGCGGCCTCTGGGGCCGGAATAGCTTTCACCGCCTGCTGACGAACGAGACCTATGTGGGGGTCTATCGCTTCGGGGATGTCCGGGTGGAGGATGGCGTTCCTCCGGTCATCGACCGGGCGCTGTTCCTGGCTGTGGACGAGCGGCTGAAGAACAAGAAAAATCCCCAGGGGCGGCATCGGGAAAACGGGGAGTATATGCTCACGGGGAAGCTGTTCTGTGGTCTGTGCGGCGCTCCGATGGTGGGCGTCTCCGGCACGGCCCGCTCCGGCGCTCTGCATCACTACTATGTCTGCCAAAAGCGCCGGACGGAGCGCAGCTGCTCAAAGGCCAACGTGGGCCGGGATTGGCTGGAGCGGGTGGTGGTGCAGGCCACCCTGGACTATGTTCTGAAGCCGGAGGTCATCGAGTGGATGGCGGATGCGGTCATGGCCTACCAGGAGCGGGAGGCGAATTCCGCCGTGCTGCTGGGCCTGCGGGATCAGCTCTCCGAGAATCAGCGGGCCACGGCCAACCTCATGAAGGCCATCGAGGCCGGGATCATCACCCTGACCACGAAGGGGCGGCTGGTAGAACTTGAAGCGGAGGCCTCCCGGCTCCGGGACGCCATCACCCTGGAGGAAGCTGCTCAGACGCACATCGAGCGGGACTTCATGGTTTACTGGTTTGAAAAGTTCCGGGGCGGGGATCTGGAGGACGCTGCTTTCCGGCGGCGGGTCATTGATTCCTTTGTGAATGCGGTCTATCTCTGGGACGATAGGCTCCGGGTGGCGTTCAACTATTCCGGTAAGGGGTCGGCGGTCGACATGGAGCTTGTCATGGACGCCGAGGCCCTTGCGGGGCCGGAGGGGCGGTTCGTATTAGCTCCCCCGGCCTCCACCAACGGGGAGCCAGGCGAACCGGGGACGGCGATCTACTTCGTCGGCCCGGTGTTCATCCTGGCATTGCCGCTGCCCCGGCGGCGCTAAAAACAAAAGGCATCCGGCTTCGTGCCGGGTGCCTTTTTCTGTTGCTGCGCTTCGGAGGTCAATCCTCCGGGGCGCTTTCTTTCTCCGCCAGCTCCGGTTCGATCAGATCCTCGATGTGGCATTCCAGCACCTGGGCCACCTTGTAGAGCTGGTAGACGTTCGGGCTGGTTCTGATCCTGGCCGACCATCCCTCCAGCGTCCGAACCGGGACGCCGCTGCGCCTGGAAAGCTCCGCCCTGGTGATCCCCTTCTCTATGCTTTTTTTGTCGATGGGGGTCAAATCCTCCCGCATGGTTATGCGTCTCATGCCGCTCACCTCCGTTTGAATTGTACCGCTATTATACTTCGCTTGCGTGGTAATGTCAATTCGTCAACATCACCACTCATTCGAGTGGATATTTGTATAGTTTAGCCCCTTGTATTCCACTCGTATGAGTGGTAATATACACTCAACCTAAAGAACGGAGGCAGTGAAAATGAAAGCGAATCTGATTGAAATGCTCAAGGCCCAGGGCTTCTCCGAGGTCGAATCCAAGAGCGAGACCATCCAGCAGTGCAACGGCGTGATTCTCCAGCGTGACTGGTCTAGGAAGGTCGAGGTGGCGTTCCATGGCTCCTACCTCGAAACCTACGCCGTCCGGGTCTTCGTCAACCGGAACTCCGGCATCTGCCACGTCAGCTACCAGAAGGATGGCCGGGAGTACAAAGACCGCTGGTACGATACCATCGGCAAGCGCACCTACAATGCCATCGTGGAAACCGCCCGGTGTGCCGGGTATGCAATCTGAAGGAGGGAATGAAAATGAAAATCATCGAAAAGTGGAACGAGGTCGACCGGCGGCAGGCCGGGGCCGGTATGCAGGTGCTGTACGAGCTGGGCGGGTACCGAATCGCTGTTTCGGATGCGTCCTATATGCCGGGTGGCCTATCCATCACCGCCTATCCGATCAACCGGGATTCCTACTCCCCGGAGATCTACGTGGGGGCAAGCTACGGCGAAGCCGTCCAGCGGATCACCGTCCAGACCACCTCCTGGGGCGCTCTGCCGGTGTCCGAGATCGACAAGGTCATCGGGGCGTATACGGAGGCCCAAATGGTGGCCCGTGAAATCTACCTGGCATTCCCTGAGTGCTTCAAAGCTGAGGAGGTCTGAAACATGGAAGGAATGAAAACTCTGGATATTCGGAGTTACCGGGAGACCATCAAGGCGGCGGTGGCCCATGAGCGGCAGGCAGATCCGAATTGGTCTTGGGGCATCCGCTCCATTACGAAGGGCGTTGCCCGGATCGGCTGGGGGTACCTGGACTACATCGGTGAAAAGGAGGCTTTCACGGTGGAAGTCCTGCAGGATGAAGAGAATGGCAAGGTAGCTGTTCTGGGCGTCATTCCGAACGGCTCCAAGGTCTGGCGCTTCGTCGGCCCCAATCACTGGGAAGACGGGCCGACCATCGAGGGCTGCATCGCCTCCGCGATCCACGGGATGGCCCGCAGCGCCCATAAAACCTACTAAGCCGAAACGGCCCAACCTGGGCCGTCCGACCGGGGATCGCCTCCCGGCGCTGATGATGGCAGGCGGGAAAGGGTTTTGAAATGAACACAAACGAACGCATCAAAATGCTGAAGGCGATGGAGTTTATCGCACGGAATGTGAATAACGAGTCTTTTTTGAATGGCTGGATGGCCCTGGGCGTCGCAGACGGCGACATCGAATACGGCGACCTCTCCGTCGGCCCAGATGATGCCGACGAGCTGGGGTACTACATGGAGGATGGGCCTTTCGCCGATTTGATGGACACCTTCCTTCGGTGCATGGCCCATGCGAGGCGGGACGGTGGTCTGTATTGTGACGGCGTTGTGAGTAAGGAGGCATGAACAATGGCGAAGCTGGCGAATGCAAAGGGCGAGATGGTCTACTTCAACCTGGTGCAAAAGAACGGGAAGCTCCAGTGGGTCATCAAGGGCATAGGGGACACGGTGGTGCTGGGCAGGGATCGCCAGAAGAAGAAGTCCCGCACCTTCACCCAGGAAGCCCAGGCGGATGCCTATCTGAAGCGCAACGGGTTCACGATCAGCCTCTATTGAAGGGGCGGAGCAGGTGAGCGGCTGCGGCTCCACACGGGGTCGCTGGCCGCTCCTTCTTTTTGCCCTTGCCCACGGTCTGCCGCCCTCGCTGCCCTCTGGCTTTTTTCCATTGGAAAAAAGACGGCCATAGGGCGGTGGGGGTGTCTCTTTATGCACCCGGACGCAAAAGGCCCACACGGGGCCGCACAGGGGCCAGCAGGGGCCAATGCAAAGCGGCCCCCTCGCGCATGAGGGTATCCGAAGCGCGAGGAGGCCTTTGTTCAGATTTTCTTGGCGTAGTCCAGGCTGATCCACCCGGCTCCGCTCTTGAGCTTGCCCCATCCGGCGGTGCTGCCGGTGCCGGGGCTTTCCTCCACGATGGTGAAAACGCCAGCTCCGGTGAAGCCGCCGGTGGCGGCGTAGTTGGTGCCGGGGCCGGTGCGGATGCGGAGGTTGGCCGTGGTGACCTGCACCTGGTACGGCTGGAAGCTGGTCTCCGGCTCCGGGTAGACCTGCTTGCCGGTGCCATCGAAGGCTGCGTAGCCTGGGTGGCTGTCCACCGCTCTCTTGGCATTGGCCAGACTCTTGTAGGCCCCCACCTGGGACTTGGCGTCCGCCCAGGTCTTCCGCACCCGGTAGAGGTTGTCCGTGGCCTGGGTGGTGCCGGTGCCGGAGGTTTGGGCGTCTCCGCCCAGACGCCGGGTCACCTCCGCTGCGATCTCCGGGTGCCGGTCGAGGAGGTACTGGCCGGGGCAGGCCTTGTTTGCAAACCAGCGGTGGACGGTGAGCACCATTTCATCTGCCGCCGGTTTGAAGGCCAGGGTCTTGTCCTTGTCTCCGAGCCAGAGCAGCTTCGTCTTCCCGTTCCGTCGGCAGATGTCCTCCACCAGATCCAGCAGGGCGGCGTAGGCCTTGTCGGTCACGGCGTAGGGGTCTTTGTTGTCGGAGGCGGTCTCAATGGTTACGGCCCGGTGGTCGTTGGCGGCGCTGGAGGTACACCAGCTCCGATCCCCTTCGTCGACGCACAGGCCGATGCTGCCGTCGTATCCCACGACGTAGTTGCAGGAGGCCTTTTTGCTGGTGGGCTGGAAGACCTCGCAGCCTCGCTTGGCCGTCACCTGGCCCACGAAGCAGTGGATGCTGATCCGGTCGATAGGCTTGTTCCTGGGGCTGTTTTTGTTGGGCGAGATCAGGGTAACGCTCGCCAGCTTGCTGTTGCTCATGGTAGGTGTCCTTTCTTTATCCGACGCCGCCGTCGGAGCCGGTGGAGGCCCCGTCGGCGGTGCTGGTGTTTGCGTCCTGCTTCGGGTACTTGGAATCTCCGTATCGGATCAGGCCGAGCACTCCGGCCTCCCCTCCGATGAAGGAGAAGAAGGAGACGATGAGGGTGTCCGGCGTCCCCCCGGTTTTCATGTAGACCGCGACCATGGCCACCGTGAAGACGGTCACCTCCGCCAGGATGGCGACGACCACCTTTTTGGAAAACTTCACGGGGGACGCTGCCTTGCTACGCTTTCGCTTCCTCCCCATCGGCGGTCACCTCGGTTCCGGCTGCGTCCTGGATGCTGATCACGGGAATGATGCCGCTGTTGTTCAGCTCGTAGACTGCGGCCTCGATGAGGGCGTCCAGCTTGGCTTCATCCACGGTGATCCCGTGCTGCCGGAGCCAGTCCAGGACGTAGGCTTTCTTCTCCTGCCCCCGCCCGGAGCCGGTGTAGATCTGCTCCGCTGCGGCCACGGCGATCTTCACCCAGGCGTTGATCTCCGCCTGCTGCTGGGCGGTGGTCTTGCTCTTGATGTAGGGGACGACGACGGCGGCGATCAGGGCCGCAATGAGGGCGGCTACCGCCTCGATGATGGGGGTGATGTCAAAGGTCATGGTGCTTCTCCTTTCTCATGTGTCGAGTGTGTCTTCGGTGTCTCGTTCGTTGGATGAGGAAGCCAGGAAGTCGTGCTCCCGGAGCCGGTCATCGTACACCCTGCTGATATTGGCGATGGCGTGGGAGGCCCGGTTGTTTTTGTAGCCCTTGTGCTCATCGCAATACCGCTCATAGAAGTCGATGTCGGCCAGGATGTCGATGAATTCCTCCTTCGTGTGGGGGATGTCCCGGAGCAGTTCATTGTTGAACCGGAGGATTCTGGCCCGGTGCTCGTCGGCGTTGCGCTCATCGTCCATGCGGATGTGGTCGGCCAGCCCCTGCTTCACGGCCCCCAGCTCCTTCAGCACGTCGGCGTTGATGGCCCTCCCAAGGGCTTTCGCCAGGGCAGACCAGGGGTTGACCTTGATGGGGGCGATCTCCACCAGCGTCAGGAGCAGCAGGAGCAGCCCCCCGCCGCCTGCGAGGGCTTCTCGTAGGCTCATGCTTCTTCCCTCCCTTCCGGGCAGGGGTCGGGCCATTCCTCGCTTCCGATGATCTGGCGGTATCGGGCGTCCGCCTTTGCAATCTCGTCCTTCAGGGCGGTGTCCCCCAGCTCCCCCAGCCGGAGGGCCATCGCCCGAATGATGCGGCTCTGTTCCTCGCAGAGAGTGCAGAGCGCCTCGATCATCTGCAGGTTGCTCATTCCTCCTGGGCCTCCGCCGGGGCTTCCGTCCATCCGTACTGCCCAGGCTCCCAGACGTTGGCGTCCAGGTCGCTGATCCAGTGCTTCCCGTTGTGGCTCACCTTTGCCCCCTTGGAGTAGGCGTCATGCGCTCCCAGGGGCTGAGACCACTCCGGCCATTCCTCCGCCGGGTCTGAGATGCTCACCCACAGGCTCACCGCCGTGTCCGGCGTCCAGTCCGCCTGCGACGTGTGGGCCTGAAGGCACTTATACAGCTTCCCGTCCGTGTAGCGCCGGATCTGGCCCACGGTGTAGTTGACGGGATAGGCCCACGGAGAGAAGAGGTCGGCGTGTTCTCCGGCAGTCACGCCGTCAATCGTCCCGGCCTCCGCCATGGCGACAAAGGCGATCCCGCTGGTGGTGCTGACGGCGTCGGCCTGGGAGATGGCGATGAATACCATCTCGCCGCCCTCCACCTCGGAGACCACGGCCTCCGGTGCGTCCGGGATGCCGCTGCCGCCGTTCAGGTTGTAGAGCGTCCCGGCCACGGAGACGCCGATGGCGTCCTCCGCCGTGGCCTCCACCAGCGCCCCGGTGTCCGGGTTCCTGGTGACGTATCTGGGGGTGTCGCAGAGGGCGACGATTTTCCCGGCGCTGATGATCTTGTACATGGGGGTGTCCTCCTTTTACGGTTTGATGTTGAGCGCCCTTGCGAGGTGGAGCAGTTCCTCTGGCTCTGCCTCGAAGAAGGCGTGGTTGAATAGGATGGTCTCTGCGTCCGGTACAAGGTAGCGGCTCCACTCCCGCTCCAGCATTTCGATCTCCCGGTCGGTGAACCGCTGGCGGTGTCTGCCGTCATCACTCCGGCGCTCTCTCCGGCTGTAGGCGATGGCCCAGGAGACCTTGCCCCGTTCCAGGCCCCGGCCATCGTCGTTCCGGGCCATGTAGCGGTGTGCCAGCTCGCTGGTGGTGAAGCAGATCGCTCTGCCCTCCGCCGTGGCGATAAAGTCTCCGATGGTGTTCAGCCGGGTGCCGTAGGGCAGGTTCAGTCTGTCTCCGGCGGCGGAGAGTTCCCGGCATCTGTGGTGGACGATGTATTCCATGGGCGGCTCCTTCCTTATGCGGCCTGGGTGGCCTGCTGCGTGATTCTGGCGTACTCCCACCCGGCCTTTGTCCTCTTGGCCCGGAGGGTGCAGGGGAATTTGTTCTTCCTGCGCCGAAGCTCCGGCGCAAACATGGACGTGAAGCGGGCGTCCATGGCCTCCAGGGTGCGGTAGCTGTCGCACCGCTTCGCGTGCGCCCTCCAGCTCTGGTAGCTCTGGATGGCGTCCTCGGCGTCCATCTGCCCCTCTGTCACCCAGGCTCTGAAGATGTCCATCTTCCGGCGGATGGCCTTGATGCTCTGGCGGCTCAGCTTCATGGTGACCTTGCCGCTCTCCTGCAGCGTGAAGCGCACCTTCAGGAATGTGAAGCTGTGGTGCTTGAATGGGGTGATGGTGCATTTCTTGTCGTTCAGGGTGAGGCCCAGGTCTGCTGCCAGCAGGTGGTTGCAGCGGTCGAGGTCTCGCAGCTCCTCCAGGGAGGGGCTGATGGCGTAGCCGTCATCCATGTACCGGCCATAGGCCTCCACCCGCCGCCGGTCTTTGAAGTAGTGGTCGATGGGGCTGGCGGCGTCCAGGGCGGTGATCTGGGAGACCTCGCTCCCCAGGCCCACGCCGCGTTTCCGCTTCGCCTTTGGGTCTGCGGTCTTCATCTTCAGAAAATCGTCGATGTAGCTGCAGTAGAGCCGGTAGAGCCTATCGTCCCGGATCACCCGTCTGGCCCTGGCCTTGATTAGATCGTGGGGCAGGCTTCCGAAGTAGCCCTTGAAGTCGAACTGGTAGATGCCGCCCTCCAGGCCGTACCGGTGGAAGTGGCGGGTGAGCTGCTGGTGCAGGGTCTCCAGGGCGTAGTCCATGCCCCTGCCCTCCAGGCTGGCACTGTTGGTGGAGATGAAGCTCCGGGAGAAGGCTTTGGTCAGATAGAACCGGCATAGGCATTTCTGCCCTGCCCGCTCCTGGATGGGGAGGGCGTCGATCTGACGGGCCTTGCCGTGCTCCACGGTGGTGAAGCTGTGAAAGCCCTTGAACCGCCGCTTCTCCCCGGCGAGGGTCTCCACGATGTCGGCGCACTCCGGCAGGAGGTGCGTTTCAAATAGGATCGTCGAGGTCTTCCAGCGGGAGCCGTCGCAGCACTTCCTTCCGGCCTCCACCATGTTTCCGAAGTTGATTACTTCGTCGAAGCTCTTCCCGGTGGTCTCCAGGGCCTTTGCCTCCCGTTTTGCCTTTCGGCGCTGGTAGCGGGCCTCCCGCCGTTCTTCACTTGTCAAAGGGGCTGTCCCCTCTCTGTTTAGGTCTGACGCAGCCCCCACGCACAGACGGCCCCTCCAGCGGGTGGTTTGCCGGGTGCGTCGCTTCCGGCACCTGTCCCGTCATTGGGGGTGGTTTTTCAGCGCAGCTGCGTAACGTCCGCCAATGAAACCGGGGAGGCCCGTCCCGCCGCTCCGGTCTGAAGCTGCGGTTTGGTGCCCATCAAACTCCCCGGCCATGCAAGCAGCGTCCGGGCGGATCGTGTCGTGGGGCGATTTTAGGAATGAAGCCCAGCTGTCTGGGTCAGGCTCCAAGGTGCAAGCTCTCCTTTAAGTTTTGGGGCACGGGTTCGCCGTTGGCTACTATTTCTGGCCCCAGTAACGTTTTCTTAAATCCCGGCGCGAAGCCATTCGAATTGTAGGCGTTGTTGTTGTTCGCGCTCCCGTCTGTGTTCACATTGCAGAAGTTCGTCGTGTTGCTCGCATTGACCGAGCGCAGCCACCAATTGCAGGCGGAGCCGTCAGAGCTTGCCCTAATGGGGATTTATGCGTTGGGTGGCCAGGGCGGCGGGGGCGGCGTGTGCTGCCCTCCGCCGGTGGCCTTGGGTGGAGGCTTCGGCGTGGCCTCAGCCTTTTCCTTCTGGTACCGCCGCCAGCGATCCTTGTCCGAGTCGATCACCTTCCGCAGCCGCTTCAGGACGGTGTTGCCCTGGGACGTGAGGCCGTTGAAGACCTTCTGGTATTCTGCCTTGTTCTTGAAGAAGCTGTTCCCATCATCCACAAGGGAGAAGGCAAAGGTGATTTCCTCCAGGTATGCGTCTGCGGTCACTTCCGCCATCTTCAGGTACCGGTGCCGCAGGTCGAAGTCCCCTTGCGAGAGGTCTTTGTGCAGGTACACGGCGTTGCCCTTCACGGCGTTGACCACGATCTCCCTGGCCATCTCCAGCAGGCCGTTGGTCACGATGTACCGGTAGCTGCTGGGGAACCGCTTCACGGCCCTGGCGGTCATCCGGCGCAGTTCCCTGGCGTCTGCGATGAACTGGGCGGATGCGTCCTTCCGGCGGGATTTGTAAACGGACATGGCGTGATCTCTCTTTCCCTGGCGTTGGTCTGCGTTCCGCTGGCGGGGGCTTTCGCCCCCACCGCTTCACTGGGTGTCGGATTTTTGGATTAGGCGGCCTTAAAGCCCGGCGCGAAGCCATACGAATGGTAGGCGCTGTAGTAGTCCGCGCTCCCAGCCGGGGACACACCGCAGAAGTACGCCGTGTTGCCCGCACGGACCGAGCGCAGCCACCAAAGGCAGGCGGAGCCGGTGCTGCTGTGCTGGTACTTGACCTTGCTGTTGCCGTTTTTGTAGTAGTCGTACTGCTTCTGATAGTTCTTCTCCGCGCTGTTGGCGTAGTAGCGGGTGCCGTGTACCTCGAACTCCGCCAGTAGGAAGATCTTCTGGGTGGTCGCTGTGACGTAGCTGGCCGTGTCGTTTCCGCCGCCGGTGTTGTCGCTGTACTTGGTGCAGTTCTTGATGGCGTTCCGCCATGCCGCCGGGAGGGCGTTGAGGAAGGCGGGGCAGATGGTCTTCATCATGTAGCTGTTCTTCCACCCGCCGGAGTTGGTGTTCGATGTGTTCATGCAGAAGCCGCTGCCGGTGCTGCCGTAGCTCTGCACAAAGGCGATGTCTCTGCCATCCGCCGTCTTTCCGAACTGGAAGTCGATGCCGTTGCCCTCCACGCTCTGGTTGTGATTGAAGCCCAGGATGAAGGCGTAGACCGTCTGGTTCAGCGTGAGGCCTCCGAAGGTGCCGTTGACGGCGATGCCGATCTTGTCGCCCACCGCCCAGTAGCTGGCCCCGGTGCCTGCTGCGCCCACGGCCTGGATGGTGGCCGGGTCATTGTCGGCCAGCGTTTTGCTGGGCAGGCTGACGGTTGCGGTGCAGACCGCGCTGGCCGGAGCGGTGTGGTTGGTACCGGCGGCGACGGAGACCGTGATCTTCGCGGTGCCCTTGGCCTTTCCGGTGACGGTGATGGTAGTGCCGGAGAGGCTGGCCTCCGCGATGGCCGTGTTGTCCACCGACACGGAGATCACGCCGTTTCCGGCCCTGGTGACCGCGATGGTTTTCTGAAGGGTCGATACGTCCAGCGTCATCGTGGTGGGATTGATGGACAGGGAGCCTGCCGCCTTTGCGATGCTCCAGGTGGCGTTCTTGGCTCCGTAGGTGCCGTCGCTCCACTGGAAGTTGCTTGTGGGCGTGAAGGTGGCCTGGTAGCTCCCAGCGTTGGTGCCGCTGGTGGTGCCGCCCATGTCCAGCTCCACGGCGCTGTAATTATCCCAGGTGGGCGACTGGGCGCTGCCGGTGTAGGTGAGGCTTCCACTCTGTGCGGGAAGCTGGACGGTCTTCCGCTTGATCGTCCAGGTAACCGTCCGGGCATCCTGGGTGCCGTCGCTCCAGACGTAGTCGCCCTTCGGGGTAAAGGTCGCCTCATACTCTCCGGCGTTGGTGCCCTCTGTCACGCCGCCCAGGGTGAGCTGCTCCGGGTTATAGCTGTTCCAGGTGGGTGACTGGACGCTGGCGTTGTATACCAGGGAGCCGTTCTGAGACGGCGTGGAGCTGATCGTATTGGTGATGTCCTTGATGCTCTGGGCCGCTTCGTCTGCGGTTTGCTGGGCCTTTGCGGCGGCGGACGCTGCAGCGTCGGCAGTGGCTTTGGCCGTGTTGGCCGTCTCCAGGGCCTGATCGGCGGTGGCCTTGGCCGTATCGGCGGTGTCCTTGGCGGTACCAGCAAGTGCCAGGGCCTGATCGGCAGTGCTCTTTGCGGTGTTGGCTACGCCTCTGGCTGCATTCGCGGCCTCCAGGGCGGCATCGGCAGTGGCCTTTGCGGTGTCAGCGGTGTTCTTTGCGGCATCTGCGGTGTCTGCCGCCCCTTGAGCCAGTTTGCGGACGGCCTCCAGTTCCTCGCTGCTGCCGCCGGAGCTGGGGGCGTTTACGGGGCCGTATCCCATGGTTCTGTCCTCCTTACTCAGTTACAAATTCGATTCTCCCGGAGCCTCCCACGAGACTGAGGGTGGCCTGCAGTTCTGCCTTGGGCGCTGCCTTTGCGAAGAGCCGGAGCTTCCCGTCGAGAGTCTGGCAGGTGGGGCAGATGCCGTCGGCGTCGGGGAGGGATTCCGGGTGGATCGTCAGGATGGGTGTCATTCGGGCGGTAATGGTTGCGATCTCAATATCCAGCTGCTGTGGGTAGTCGCTGTTAAAGTCGCCGCCCTCTGCTTCCTCATCCCCTGCGCCTGCCGGATCGCTCGACCAGCCCTCTGTGGGAATGGTGATCTCCTGCTTGGAGATTCCGATGACGCCTTCGTTGAGCAGCTGCTGCAGGTCGTTGTGGGTCACCACGCCGGGGGCCGCTGCGATGACCACCTCGATTTCGTCCGAGACCACCAGCACCATGGGGAAGGAGAAAATGCTGGCCGGGAGGTCTGCGCTGTAGGCGGGGACGGGCTGCTGGTAATCGCCCAGGGTGGCGTAGGCCACGTCGGTCTCCGTCTGCGTCTCCGGGTGCATGGCGTAGATGATGAACTCCGCCAGGTTGAAGGCTGCTTGTTCGGGGTGCTTGCTGTTGTCGTACTGGACGGAGAGATAGAGGCGGTCGTTCTCGTGCATCCGCTCTCCGATCGTGCCGTCCGCCACGGGTGCGACCAGCTGGTGCTGGTCTGCCAGGTTGGTGCCCTCCGACACCAGGCCGCTGCCGAAGGTCACGCGGGTCAGCTTCAGCGGCTGCTCCAGCGCCCCGCAGGCGGCGATCAGGGCGCGTCCGTTTGTGGTGGGTTTGAATCCGTACTCCATGGTGTGTCCTCCTTATGGAATTTCGGGGAGGGGGAGGGTGACGGTGGCCGTCATCTGCAGCCCCACCCGGCCCGTATGGGTCATTATGATTTCGTCCGGGATGGCCGGGACGGCGATCCTGGGCGTGATGGCCATGCGTCCGCCAAGCTCCACGCTTGCGCCGAACATGGTGATCTGGGTGATCTCCGGCATGGGCAGTCTGGTCTGGATGGCCATGACGCCTCCGAAGCGCAGGGGCTGCGTCCCCATGTCGGTGTCTACGGTGATGCCGTCGATCCAGCTGGAGAGCCGCTTGATGGTGGAGATCATCCGAATGAATGCCGCCAGTCCCTCCAGGGTCTCGAAGGTGCCGTCATTCATGGCGCTCACCCGGAAATGATGCGCTTCGCCGCCGTACTCATACCAATCGGTGACCTTGCCATTTCCGAAGATGGAGCGGATCACCCAGTTTACCGCCCAGGGCGTCCCCAGGTGGGCGTAAAACTCCAGCGTCCCCTTGATGAGCGTCCGCTTCGTCTCTACGGGCAGCGTCTCATCGTAGGCCGGGGTGCGAAGCTCCACGGCCAGGACGTCCAGGACGAACTCCGGGGCGTTGTCCAGCATGGCCATGGTGAGGGTCTGCGCCGTCTCAACCATGATGCGCCGCTTTTCCTCCCGGATGGCATAGCCCATGGCCATGACCTCCGGGTCATACTGGAGCGGGTTGTTCCGCAGCAGGTCGGTGATCTGGCCGTCGTATAGCTCAATCATCCTCAAGCCCCCCGTTGTCGGCGGCGCTGGCGGTGCATTTGGCCACCTGGGTCTCACCGACCACGGCAAACGTGGGGGCGGTCAGCTCCACCCGCTTGGCTCCTGCTGCCTTGATACGCTGCACCAGCTCATCCGGATTGATGTCCCGGCCAATCTCTGAGGTCTGCCAGGTGGTGTACTCCGCCACGGCCTTTTTCACGTTCTCTTGGATGGTGACGGCCTTGGCCTGGTCACTGCGGTTGATGTAATAGGTCAGGTCGATGGAAAACTCCACGGCCTCCGGCTTCTTCACCGTCACCAGGTCGGTCATGGGCCGGATGCGTTCCTCGGTGAGGTAGTCCTGCAGCTCCTGCAGCAGTTCCTCTCCCGGCATGGAGCCGTCGGTCATAAGAACATAGACGTCGACCTTCCCCGGCTCCGGGGAGACCGGAACAACCGAGCCGATACCGGCGTTGAAGGTCTTTGCCCAGTAGACGTATGCGTCCGATGGGCCTGCGGTGCTGTAGCCGGATGGGGCCAGGTAGACGCGCTCCGCGAGGCTTTCGTCACTCTCCCTGGCGGCTCCGCCCTCCGATGTGGTGACGTTGGCCACGCTCTGGATGTAGGGCAGGGGGTCTACCAGAATGTCCACCTGGCCGGGGAGGAAATTGTTCCCCTCCGTCCCCTCTGCGGTGCAGACCGCCTCCACGTCCACATATTCGTCTCCGGGGGCGATCTCCGCGTACTCCACGGTGGTAAAGTAGATTCCGTCACCGTTGGTCACGCGGATGCCTGCCGGGATGGCCAGGGCGTAGTCCTTCGTCTCCGAGACCGTGAAGCGCACGGTAGTCCGTGCTGCCGTGGCCTCTTTCCGGCTCACGCTCCGGTTGGCGGCGAGGCCGTCCAGGAATTCGCCGTAGCTGTATTTCAGGAGGTCTTGCTTCCCAGCCCGGTCGACGTACTGCTCCGTCTGGTAGAGGTCGAGGGCCACGGCATAGAGGGCGATCCGCATGGGGTCTGCTGCCCCCAGCGTTACCTCCTTGCCGGTGATCTCCTGGTATCGCCGCTCGTAGTTGGAGACCAGGCGCTGCATCATCGCGTCGATGGTATCGTTGTCGATGAAGGAGACGTCCGGCAGCTCCGCCAGCGGCTTCAGGGTTTCGTTAAGCAAGCACGATCACCGCCTTTGCTCGAAGTTTCCCGGATGCCTCCGGGGTCAGGGTCACTTGCTCCGCCCTGGCTCGCGGCTCCCACTTGTCCACGGCCTCCATGACGGCGACCGCGTATAGGCTGCGGGCCACGTCCAGGGGCTTGTCCAGCATGGAGTTGTCCACGCCGAAGTCCCGGTACAAAGGGGAGGAGCCGACCGGAGTTGCCATGATCATCTCCACATTTCGGATGATCTCCCGCTCCGTGGCCCCGTCTCCGGCACCGTACTCGAAGCCGACCTCAATGTCTGCAACTTCCACCTGCGGTTCCTCCCCTCATAGGTATTCCTCCATGGTCACGCTGACGCTGGCTCGCAGCAGCTCGCCGCCGTTCAGGATCGTGTTCCATGCCTCGCTTGTGCTGTTGATCTTCCAGCGGTGTCGGCCCACCCTCCGGCCTCCAATGACCAGGGTGTTTACCGCCCCCCGCTCCACCAGGGTCTCCAGCCGCTCGATGTTCGCCCTGGGCCGGATGCCGAGGGTGGCGTCCAGTACCATGGTGAACGTCACCTGCTGCAGCCCTGGGCGGATGAATTCCGACTGGTTCTTTAGTCCGATGCGGCTGTGTGCCGCCCATTCGGCGCTGACGGTGCGGTTCAGGCTCTGAAGGAGCAGGGCCTCCCGCTCGCTCACCCGGAAGACGATGTCAGTCCCCCAATTTCCGATTGCCATGCTGCCCTCCTATCAATGGGGCTTAGAGGTTTCGCCGTGGACGCCGGTGTGGGTGTGCTGCGTGAGCTTGATGGCTCCGGCGGTCACCTCTGTTGCTGCGGTGACGGTGGTGGTCACCTCCACGCCGGACGGGGCGTCGACGGTGACCTTTCCGCCTGCCAGGGTGATGGTGCAGCCGCCTGCCTGAATGGTCAGGGAGGCGGTCTTTTCGTCGTACTCTGCAGCGTCCCCACCCAGGGTGCTCGTGTACTCCTGGCGGTAGAGGCCCTCCCGGCCACCGTGGGGCCGGTGTCCCTCATACCAGAAGGGGCCGAGGATGATGGCCCTGCTGGTGCCGTTGGAGAGGTGGCCCACCAGCACCTGGTCTCCGATCTTCGGTCGCCAGTGTTCCCAGGCTAGGAAGGGGATTTCCGGCGTGGTGCTGCCGTCCTTATCGTCGTAGGTCACCCGTGCGGTGCCGTCCGGGAAGTTGTAACTGGAGATCCTGCCGATACGCAGGAGCTGCTGCTTGTCCATGGGCCTCCCCCTTTCCTGCCGCCTATGCGGCGCTCTCTTTTGCCACGGTCACGGTGGTGATCCGTTCCTCCACCCGGCGCATCTCCAGGGTCATTTTGTAGCCGCTGCCGATGCTGTGGGTGATCTTCTCGATGTAATACTTGCCGTCCAGCTTCTGCAGGCCCTTGATCTCCACGCAGTCGCTGGCGATCAGGCCGAGCTGGGCCTTGAGCGTGATGCTCATGGTGGTGGTGCCCTTATTGGCGGTGTTCAGCTCCGCCAGGGCGATGGTGATGGCCTCCGATAGGTTATCGGCGGCGGTGTTGCTGGTCTTGATGCGGTTGCCTCCGCCTGCCTCGACCGTGAAGGTCTTGTTCTGATCCGCGTTGGTGTACTGGTACTTGATGCCGGTGTAGGTGCCCTCCAGAGTGGTGTCCCAAGACCAGCCGGGTTCAAAGTCCGCCTCCGTCAGCGTCAGCTTCGCCGCCTTGGCCTCGTACTGGGCCTCTGAAAATACCACCAGCCGGTTGTCGTAAATCTTCAGCACCAGGCCGTAGTCTGTGACCAGCTTGTTGTAAAACTCGCAGTCCGACTGGTTGGTCTGCTCGATGCGCTTGATGCTGATGGTGTCCGCTTCGTAAAACAGGGCGATACCGGCACGGCCTGCGATCTCCTGGCCAATCTCCTGAAGCGTGGCGTCCTCATAGGTGAGGGTGCGCTGGGTGGTCTTGAAGCTGCTGTCTGCGGGGAGGGCCAGCCCCTCCAGGCTGAGCCGGATGGGTGGCCCCCCGCTGAAGCTGAAATCGTCCACCTGGAAGGTGCCGCAGGCGAAGGCCTGGATCTGCCCGTCGCCGTTCCAGTTCCGGGTCTGAATGACCGGCTTGAGCGTGTCCCCTTTGACGGGGAACCATGGGCCGATCCAGCGACGGCCCCGGTCGGTCAGCTCCACGCTGATGCTGTCGCTGCTTCCGCTGGCCACGTCAATGTAGCTGAAGGAGGAAAGGTCTGGGACGATGGATTCCGTGGCGTTGGCCCCGTTGTAGGTCAGGGCCACAGTTGCCTTGCGCGGTTCCATAGCTCATCGCCTCCATTCCGGGAGGCCGCTGTCCTGCTGCGTTTCCTCCGGCAAGACCGGCACGGCCACATGGACGCCGCCGGGGAATATCTGATAGTCCAATAGGCGGATGTTTTCCCTGGCCTCCATGAGCGCCTGGGCGGCTTTCTCGTCCCCGTAGGCTCTGCGGGCGATGGTGTCCCAGGTGTCGCCCTGGATGGTGATGATGGTGTCCATGGCTTAGAACCTCTTTCTTGCGTTGTCCTTCATCCACTGATTCATCCGGCGCTCGAATTCCTCCTGGGAGATATGCTCTGCGTCGGTCATGTCCTCCCTGCTGGGCGCTCCGCCCTCGAAGCAGTACTGCGGGGCGTAGGTGATGTGGTAGACCGGCCCTCCGCCCTCCGGGTCATCCGGGTCGGGGTCGCCGCCGCGTCCGAGTTCCTGCAGCTTGGCCAGCAGTTCGGAGATGGGGGTGGCGGTGGAACCAATTTCCATGGCTTCCATCCGGTCGGCCAGGGCGGACACCCTGTCGGCCATGTATCCGACGGGGCCGGAGATCATGCTCTGCATCTTGCCCCATAGCTCGGAGAGGGGGACGATGGCCTCGGTTCCGGCTTCGCCTGCCTCCAGGATGGTGGGGCTGTCCACGATGCCGCCCTTGGCCAGCCGGGGGAGGGATACCTCCGGGATCGTTGCAAGGCCCTCCCAATCGACGCCGATGAAGGATGCGCCCCAGCCGACCACGTCGTTAAAGCCGCCGATGAAGCCGTTGACGGCCCCGATGATCCGGTTGATCATGCCCTCCACCAAGCCGATCAGGCCGTTGAAGATTCCCTTCACGAAGTCACCGATGGCCTGGAAGGCGTTGTTGATGGGGGTGGTCACGTTCTCGGAGAACCAGGTTCCTGCGGCCTGCCAAATGCTGCAGATGGAGGCCCAGAGGTTTGCGAAAAATCCGCCGATGCTCTCGACGATGGGGGCGAAGAAGTTCACCAGGGGCTGGATCACGTTGAGGTTGAACCAGCCGGAGACGGTCGCCCAGATGCTCTGGATGGAAGTCCAAAGGCCGGAGAAAAATCCACCGATGATGCCGGGGATGGGGGTGAAGAAGTTCACCACGGGGTCGATGACGTTGGTCTTGAACCAGCCGGAGACCGCCGCCCAGACAGCCTGGATGATGATCCAGCAGCCCTGGAAGAAGCCGCTGATCCACTGAACGATGGGAGCGAAAAAGTTTACCAGCGGGTCGATCACCTTGCTCTTAAACCAGCCGGAGACTGCCGACCAGATGCCCTGGATGGTGGCCCAGAGGTTTTTGAAAAATCCGGCGATGGCCGAGGCTGCGTTCTTCACGAAGCCGACGATGGCACTGGCCACCGAATTAACGAAGTTGCGGAAGCCCTCGCATTTTGTGTAGAGGACTACCAGGATGGCGATCACGGCGGCGATGGCCGTCACGATCAAAACGATGGGGTTTGCCATGAGAACGGCGTTCAAGGCTCCGAATGCCTTTGTCACCGCTCCGGTCACGGTGGCCCATCCTGCCTGGGCCAGCTGCGCCAGCGTCACCTGCCCTGTGAATAGGGCGGTCAGCGTTTCTCCGAGGGTCAGCGTCCCGTTGAATGCCGCCTGTGCGATGGTGGCCCCCTGGGCGCTGGCCTTGAAGAGCGCCAGCGTCACCTTGGCCTGCTGGAATCCCTGAATCATGCTCTGCAGGGCTTTCCCGGCCTTGAATGCTCCGTAGACCGCAGCCGCTGCGATCAGCACCTCTTTGAACTCCAGGGCGGTGATGACGACCGAGCCGAAGGCGTCCACCAGATCCAGGACGGCGCTGATTGCCGTGGGAAGCGCCGTGTCGATGATCCAGTTGAGTGTGGGCTGCACCGCCTCGAAGGCGGCGGTCAGCTGCCCGGAAAGGACGGTGAATATCTCCTGCGCCTTTACGCCGATGGATTCCAGCTTTGGCCGGATCATCGTGAAGATTGCCAGCGCCTTGCTCTGCACCGTTCCGATGAAGCCGGAGACCGTTCCCTCTGCGGAGGCTATCTTGTCGCTGAGCCAGTCCAGTCCGGTGGAGGCTGCGCCCAGCACCTTGTTCACCACGGGCAGTAGGTAGTTGCCGATCTGGATTTTCAGGGCGGCGATCCGGTTTTCGTAGAGCTGGATGTTGTTCGCGGTGGTGGCGGCTCTGGCGGCGTACTCTGCATCCATGCTCCCGGCATAGAGCTGGGCGTCTGCCACCATCTCGAACCGCTCCCGCAGCACGTCGAGGTTGGTCAGGAGCGGGGCGATGGCCCCGACGGATTCCTGGCCGAAGTAGTTTTTCAGGGCGGCGGCCTGCTCCGCCTCCGGCAGCTTGCTGACTGCCTCCAGGAAGGTGAGGATGGCCCCCTCCGCGTCGGTCTGCATCCGCTGCGCCATCTCTGTGGCATCCAGGCCCAGCTGCTGAAGCACGGTGGCCTGCGCTTTTGTGGCCGAAGATCCGGCCACCATAGTGGTGGCCAGCTTTCTAATGCCGGTTGCCGCCACGTCCTGCTGGACGCCTACGCCTACCATGGTGGAGCCGAGGGCGGCGATCTGGGCGGCTGAGATGCCTGCCACGTCGCCCAGCGGCCCCACTGCTGTCACGATGGTGGAAATCTCCGAGGCTGTGGATGCGCTGTTGTTCGATAGGTAGTTGATTTGGTCTGCGAGAGCCGTGACTTCCTCCTGGCTCATGGTAAAGGAGGTACGCCACTTGGCCATCCAGTCACCCGCCTGTTCGGCGGTGGTGTCAAAGGCCACGCCCATCTTGGCGGCGGTCTCTGTAAATGTGGTGAGTTCCTCTGCGGCGATGCCTGCGGTGCCTGCGGATGCGGTGATCGCCGCCAGATCCTCTGCTGCCATGGGGATGTTCTTCGACATTTGGACGATGGAGTCCGACATGGCGTAGTAGGTGTCAGTGAGGTTTCCGTTTTCATCCCGCAGGCCGTCCACGACCTTTGCGACGTCGGCCATGGCGCTCTCGAAGTCCACCGCCGCCTGGACGGAGTCCGTCACGAATTCCCCAATCTTCAGCGCCCCCCAGGCTGCGGACGCGATTGCTGCCGCCTGCTTTGCGATTTGGCCGAGGCCGCTGATCCGGTTCTCTGCGGCCCCCATGGCGCTGTTGAAGGAGGAGGCGACAGAACCGGCGATCTTCACTGCAAGGCTGTATTCTTTTCCCCTACTTGCGCTTGCCACGTTTTGCCGCCTCCTTGCTTATCTTGATGACCTCCTTTGTGGTCTCGACGAGGTCTCCGATGGTCATCCGCATTAGGTCGGTGAATCCTGAATGGAGCGTCATGGAAAGACGGACGCATAGCCTACGGAGGTCTTTCCCGTCCTCCGGGGTCAGTCCTCTCCGTAGAAAAAACTGGTCACCCGGTTTTTGACCTTGATGGCGTCCTTCGGGGGAAGCCCCTTGAAGAACTCGACGGGCTGGCCGGAGGCTCTGGCGGCGATGAACTGGACATACTCCACGGTCATCTCCGGGAGCGGGGAGAAGACGCCGGTACGCATCAGGTGCTTCTCTGCGGCGATCATATCCTCTGCGGTGAGGCTGTCCAGGCCGGACAGGTCGATCTCCGAGTAGGTCTGCCCCTCGAACTTGTAGGGCTTGCTGAGTTTGACCAGCGTGGTGGCCTCCGCCTCGCTGGCGGGGGCCTCCACGGGGGGAGATGGACGGCAAGTCGATGATCGAGA